CTTGGTAGCGCATGTTGGACTTGAACCAACGACTTCAGGCATATAAGACCCGCACTCTAACCAACTGAGTTAATGCGCCGTGAATGAGTCTAAGCTTTTAAAGTCTTGGGATCAATAGCAATCTTATAATAGTCGTAACCATCTTGATACCAAATGATTCGATCTTTTAATTTAAGCTTTATACCCACGCGAGGGTATTCTAGCTTACATATACCTCTAATAGCCTTAGGGATGGTAGTGGTTGTTCTTCGTGTAAACATATCAACTAATAAGTTACTGTAATCGATGATCTTAATATCTCCATTACGCTCCACCCTCATGTTCTCTTCATGAAAGTCTGCTCCCCAAGCATATTTATTATATTGCTTGATAAAAGAGAAGTGACTCTCAAGTCGATCTCGCATCTTAGCAAACTCAGGGTTAAACCAATAGTATTCACCTCTAGCTGATGGAATAGGCTTGGGAATAAATACCATTTCAAGAGCTAAACCCCCCTTACTTATACCCAAACAAGGAGCAAGCAAATCACCTAACACAGAATGCTCTAATGATTTATAAGCAGCATACTCAGCTTTGTTATGAGCCGCATACCCTGTCTTGATAACCGTCCTAGAGCCTTTCTTCTTAAAGATGATTCTTGTTGTTCCCCGAATACTAACAATGTCTAGCTTGAATTTCTTAGCTATTTTGTCGGCGTAAGTAGGCAAGCACAGCTTTTCACCATCGTCAATAAGCCCCTGAAGGTAATCTTCAATTCTATTCAGGTAGCTCGTTGAAACCATATTTGCTCCTCATACCAATTGCCATAAGGTCATATTGCATCATTTCTAATGCATCCCATTCAGAATCAAGCATGGTTCCTGGGCAATAAGCGGCCAAGAACTCGTACTTAGGCTTGTAGTCACCCCAAACAACTTTATAGGAAGCACTATCTAGAATCTCTTCGGTTATACTAGACTTCATAATCTCTCCTCAATGAGCGCGTTAGGTTCTCGACCGCTCTCTTAGCAAAGTGAACAGATAGACCAGTGGTTTCTCGAACAGCAGAATGATTAATGGTGCCGTCCTTAGAAAGAATCTTTGGGTCGCCCAGGATAGCATTCATAACTTTCTGTACGTTTTCTGATTGTGCTTTTGTGAAGTCATCAAGATCTACCGCTGAAGTATCATACTGTGCCCGAGTATCAGGAATACGAGCGTGATAACCCCTATCCTCATCAGTAGCACTGATATCCAAAGAAATCTGCTTATTACGGAATGGAATCTTCTTAGACAAAGGAATTCCCTTCTTAGCCTTACGATTCCACAATACAGTCTTTGTGTATTGATCAAATAGCTTGTTCTCCATAGCCTCATCAAAGTTCTGACCAGTCTTCTTCTTAAAGCCTTCAATAGACTCCAGGGCAGCTATAGTGAGGTCTGAGTAGTTGTCCTCATGACTCGCAAGAGCCAAGTCACCCGAGATCTTCATTGAAATCGTGTGCATTAGCTTGCCGTAACGCTCTTCGTATAAAGCCCATTGTTCGTTTGTTATTTGCATATGTGTAACAGTATACCAACCTGTAAGTGTATGTAAAGACTTTACTTAGTCGTTTAACCTAATTTCCTCTCCGTTCTTTATCCTGCTATCGTGCTTTTCACTCTCATACCCAAGCATAAGAACACAGTAACCCGCAATATCAGCCCATGCATTCTCATTATTGTAGTCCGGGTTTGTAGCCAATCGAAAGATCTTATCCATAATACGAACAAGAGCTAGAAACACCTCGTATTTACCTGGAGGGATACCTTCAGGAAATAATAACTTGATAATATCTCCTGTATGGCTGAAGCTATCACCGTAAGCGATATTCTTCTCCGCTACAAGCTTACCAATATCAGTTGCGATCTTTTCGAATTCTGGTTTTCCTTTCATTATCCTTACCTATATTTCTGTTCAATATTGTGTGCCGTGTAATCCCACGACGGTCCATACCTAGACAAGCTGCACAACTTTTTGATCTGTTGTATTCATAGACTTCAGTGTAATCACCACAAGAGTTACACTTCCCCGTCTCTATTAACTTCCTCATTAGTAAACTTAACCAATTTCAACCCCCAACCATTTGATGATCGGATCATACATTTGTCTCTGTATAATCACAGAGAAGTCTGAGTGACCTCCAGCCCTTACGTATTGTAGAGTTGAATTTACCCTACACCACACGATCATAAGCAAAGATGCTATGGCTTTATACTTCTTTGTCTTACTACGGTGAACGACCCTAGACTCTAAACTTTTAAGTTGAGCCAAGGTGTCTTTAAGATACTGAGTGAGTTCTTGTTGTTCTTGTTCGGGAGTCATAATACCATTATAGCATAGAGCTACCGATGGTATTAATAATTTCTAACTTATTCTCCCTTACCTCAGCATCAAACTTACCTGTTCCGTTATCTGGATGTCTATGTGACAGGATCTCATCAGCCAAGGGAAGACCTACAAGTCTTTTAAGTACTCTTTGAATATCACGAGCACCAAACTCTTCTGAATACCCATTCTCAATAACGTAATCAACGATCTCAGGCGTAGCCTTAATAGGGTACTTCGATAGTGCCAGCTTGGAAATTTCTTTAATGTCTTTTGGCGTTAAGTCGTTAAAGAACACGAACTCGTCTACTCTTCCTCTAAACTCAGGGGAAAAAGTAGCCTCTATAGACTTCATGATCTCCTCATTGTCACCACTAGAGTCTGGCTTCCCTGTGAAGCCTAATGTCTTAGTCTTTAGATCCTTCAAACCACAGTTGGAGGTCATAATAAATATGGAATCCGTCAAATCAATCTCATTACCTGAGTTGTCCGTTAACGTACCTGTATCTAATAAACTTAAAAGAATGTTGTAAAGTTTAGGGTGAGCCTTTTCGATTTCATCAAACACAATGGTCCACCGCTTAGATTTATCAGCTTTCTCCTTTATCAAGGAGCTTTCAGAGTGGCCGATATACCCTGGGGGAGAGCCTAAAAGCCTACTAACCTCATGTCCATTCGTAAACTCAGCGCAATTAATAACCCAAAAATGCTTTGAGTACTTCTCTCCTAGCTTCCTTGCTAACTGTGTTTTACCACGACCCGTCTTGCCAATGAAGAATAGATTCATATGCGTGCTAAAATCAGCAGCCTTCAACTTAACAGAGTCGCACACAGCCTTAATAGCCTCATCTTGACCCACAATGTTCCTCTTCAAGAACTTCTCTAAAGCACCTATGGAATTTAAGGTGCTGAGAGGTGCTTCACTAACAGCAGCCTTCTTTTTAGTCTTAGCACTAAGTTTACTCTTAAACTCTTCGTCTTGTTTTGATTCTTTAATCAGAGACTCAAGAACAAAGGACTCAGGTAGAACCTCATTAATGTCATAACAAACATACTCGATTCTAAACTCGGGGTAATACTCAACTATGGTTGTGTAATACGCACCTAAAAGCTTATACTCTAAGAGAGGGTCCTTGATTGAATCCTTTACCTTCTTAGCCTCTTCCATCCTAGCAATAAAGGTTTTCTTTTCATCACTCGTAACACAGTCAGAGACTACAACCTGAACATACTTTACGAAATCGAAGTCACCCGAGTCTGAGGATTTAATAAACTTTTTAAGTTTACCAAAAACTAGAGCAAACTGCCGCTCAGTAAGCCTCTTAACATGTATAATTGAATTAAGTTCGGCGGAGAAAGCTTTAATGCTATTAGTCTTTCTAGGCATCCTTGTCCTTACCAAGCATCGCGTTTAAGTTACTGAAGACCGAACCCTTTAACTCCTGTTGAGCGGTTCCACCCTTACCCTCTAAGTCCATCTCCTTGAGTTGATACTTCTGCATAGTTTGAGCTAATTTTAGAAGCTTCTCATTTGCAATACCCATCTGACCGAGAGCATTGGTAGAGGCAGCGATAACCTTTGTAAATGCATCCACATTTGGATTACCGTGTTGATCAAAGGTAACACGACCCTCGCCTAACTCTTGCATAGTTTGCTTGCAATCATCAAACAACTTCTGTGCAGACTCTCTATCTGCATTAGCGTTAGTTTTGATCTCTTTTACTAGTCGGTTCATCTTCTGATCCGACCACATCTTGTTTTTTAGAATATAGTTTGCCATTAAAAATGTCCTCGTCGTCTAAATACTGATCGTCCTCATCAAAGAAGTTTTCTTGATAATCGGGAAGGTCTCTATGATTATTTAGTCTCGGACGATCATTCCCGAATGTTTTGTTACGCTTAAAAGTCTTACTCATGTTTATCTTTAAGATTGGCAATGTAGGTTCCCTTTAGGAACTTATTAGTATACCAAAAGTAAAACGGAAGTGCCCAATCAAAAGGCTTAAAAACACAATCAAGTTGAGTGAAATATAGGATTGTATTGGCTAAAGACTCTAATACAGACACGCATCCATAAATCATAAGGCCAAATCGTTTAATTAAGTATCTCATCCTCGTTCAACCATATTTTCCATAAACTCTTGAAAAGCTTGCTCTCGGGTTAGCCCTAATTCACGCTGTGCCTTAGTCATTCTAAACCTCTTACCTGTCTTTTTCTTGTAATCCTCAATATTAATAAACGGAGCGTTGATGTCATTGCTGTTTGAAAGCTGTCTCTTCAAAGCTTCATCGATAACGATAGATAGTCTGTCTTCAATGCCCATAACCTATTATAGTATCTAGGACTCTTCCTTTAATAGCTTGATTATAGGCAGCATACCTTCATCGTTAGATTCAATAAGATCCTGTAGAGATGGTGACTGGAACTTCTTACCTGTCTCTTTGACAGTGTACCAAGCACCATTACGCTCAACAACACCATCACGCTCTAAAGGAGCGATAATACCATAGTAAGGATTTAACCCCTGGTTAAATATTAATTCGAACTCACAGGTCTTGAATGGCTCAATAATCTTATTCTTCTTATTCTTAACCTTACCTCTGATGCCATGAGGACTCTCTTTGTCTCCTATATTCTCAGACTTGGAGCACTCCAGGTTAACACCTAGGTAGTAGTCCAACGCATTTCCACCAGCGGCAGAAGTTCTAGGATCTCCAAACATAACGCCTACCTTAGTTCTGATTTGATTTACCAGAATGAGAGCTACCTTCAAAGGACGAAGAATAGGATTGATTTTACGTAAAGCTGCTCCGATAGTCTTTGCACGGGTAGCACCTTGCATATTATTACCTTCATAACCTTCAGCACTCATCTCAGCTTTAGAAGGAGAAACAGCAAGAGAATCGTAGAAAACAACAATGGGTGTGTCTGGATCCTCAGCACGTATCCCTTTAATAAGCTTATCAATAGTATCGAAGCACTCTTCTACTGTGGGAGGAGCAGCATAGATTAACTTACTAGGATCGATACCTAGAGTAACAGCAAACTTTGGACTATACGCATTCTCAGAATCAATGATGATCGAGTAGAAGTCTCTCTTTTGCGCTTCACGCAAGATATGAGTTCCAAACACCGTCTTAGCTGTTGATGCTTGCCCAATAAATTGAGTAATCATACCAATAGGTATGCCTCCATTGTACTTACCCGACACAACCTTGTTCAATGCGTATGATCCAGTAGAAATCAAGTCGGGTGTAAGCTCTTGCTCAGAGAGCATAGAGGCGTTTTTAAGTTTAGC